TAAACGTTTGTAATATTTTTAACTCTTAAAGTGCAACCATCCTCCATATAATCCTTAATACTTTGACGAATTACATCAGAGACTTGTTTACAATAATTATGACTAAGAGCATTATCTTTGAACTTAACAATATCGCCAACTAGGTAACCACCGCGGTTTAAGCGAGACATATTGCTTTCATAGAGTTTTAAGAACTTTTTCTTCATCATATTTATTTATGCCGCAGTGTTTGGTTTTTAAAGGAATAGAGTATCTATAAATAATAATGTGGCGATAAAACTACAAACTCTTCAGAAACAAACGAAGCTTACAAACCCGTTTACGTACTCAGATCTTCATTTAGATATACAGTACAAATATCTTGTAAATCAAGAAGCACAGCGTAATTATGAAATTACTGATATAATTGTAGATTACGATCTTGGAGCCATAAAAAATTCTATTACCAATATATTTTTAACAATTCCTGGTCAAAAGATATTAAATCCGTTTTTTGGATCAAATTTATCTCAATATATCTTTCAACCTTGTGATGAGGATACAGCTGCACTTATTGGTCAAGAAATTCAGTATAATATAACAACTTTTGAACCACGCGTAAGCATTAATAAAATTCAAGTTATAGCTCAACCAGCTACAAATACTTTCTTAATAACAATTAGTTTATCTGTTCCAACACTAAACAATACAAGCTTCCAGATAGTAGGTACATTAAGTAATTCTGGATTCTACATTAACTAAATATGGCAACATCACTAACAACAGCTGCAATTGTGGCTTTACCACATCCCCAGCAGCCACAAAATACATTTAATGATTTTAATTTACCTGTTGATGGGTATGCAGCTTTTGATGCATTGAGTCTTAAAAGCCTTATCATTAATAGACTTAATGCTAATAACATTATTACTGATCAAAATTATGAAGGCAGTAATATTTCTTCTATTATTGATATTGTTGCGTATGCGTATCATGTTCTTTTGTTCTATTTGAACAGAACAGGGGCTGAAGCTACATTTTCAACTGCTGAATTATACGAAAATATTAATAAAATTGTTAAACTTATTGGTTATAGACCAATTGGTGCTCAAACAAGCGTTTTACCGTTTCAAGCAACAAGCAATGCTAACCTACCGCCAGCTTTATATACCTTACCTCGTTATAGTTATGTATCTGCAGGTGGAACCGTTTTTTCATTTAATACAGATGTTACTTTTGCTAAGAATACAAATCAAACAGAGCAATTAACAGATCTACAAAATAATGCGGTTTTATATCAAGGTAAATATGTTGAATATCCGCTTTATACTGCAGTTGGATCTCCATTTGAACTCATTACTCTTACAAACATAGATTCAGCTGGTAGTAATACAGTTATTGATCATTTTACTATTGATGTATATGTACGTAATAATACTGCAACTACACCAACATGGGTTAAGTGGGCACCAGTTCAATCTCTTTTCCTTGAAAGATCAAATGCAAATGCGTATGAAATTCGTCTCAATGAAAATGGTAGATATGAAATAAAATTTGGTAATAATATTACCGGTCAACAACTTAACTCTGGTGATCAGGTAGCGATTTATTATATTAAGTCAGATGGTGCAGCAGGACAAATTGGTGCTAATATTCTTAACGGTGGTAAGATTTTCTTATATAATACATCGCAATTTTCAGCGATACAGAGCAATACTACCCCTGTTAATTTAAATGTGTTAACTGCACCACAACTTGCTAATATCACACTTACAAACACAGACCCATCAACACCATTTAATGATATTGAGAGTGTTAATAGCATTCGTACAAATGCAAGTAATACTTTTCAATCACAGTACAGACTTGTAACAGCAACCGATTACCAGTCATTCGTAACAAATAAGTTTAAGAATATTGTTGCTTCATGTCGTGTTGTTAATAATTGGAAATATGTACAGGGACATTTAAAGTATTACTTTGATCTTGGCGTTACATCACCTAACACAGAGTCTCGTGTATTATTCAATCAGGTAAAATTTGCAGATTCAACAAACTTTAACAATGTATATGTGTACGTTGTACCTAATCTTCAAAAAACATCTAGTTTAACTGCACGTACTAATTATTTAAATTCATCACAAAAGCAGCTTATTTTAAACAGTCTTCAAGATACTCAATTAGTTACTACAGAGACTGTTCTTAATGATCCTATTTATATGCAAGTTGATTTAGGAATCAATATTCCTAATCAAGCTGTTGATCCGAGTATTGCTCAGTATACTCAACTTGTTATTACAAGATCACCCACTGCAAAACAAAGCACAAATGCTATTGCACTTCAAGTTGCTAATATTTTTACAAGTTATTTTGCCACAACAAATGATAATTTGGGTTTATTATTAAGCATAAATGAACTCACTAATGCAATTTTACAGATAGGTGATATTACTAATGTACACACAGTAGCTCAATTAACAGACGGTACAACTTACAGTGTACCAGGTGTTAACTTACTTTTATTTAACCCTGTTTATCCTTATAATGATATTGGAATTGTTAGCCAGGATATTCAATTGCCATATTTTAAATATCCATATCTCAACAATGCTGCAAATTTTATTAATAAAATTAATGTAGTAACACCAAGTATACAATCTCTTGTAACAGCATAAAATGTCATACAGTGTACAATACAATAATATACAGTTTAGTATCTACGATTATACTGGAACAAAATCTCTTAGTACCTATACACTAAGCAATACCCCACTTAGTTTTGTACCTGATTTTTCTACTTCTAGTTTACTTTCAGGTAATAATGTAATATCTAATGAGTATATACATTGGAATTTTGGTGACGGTACATTTGCAACAAGCATTACAGCAAGTCATGTTTATGAATGGCCGGGTAGTTATAAAATTACGTTAACAATTTATGATGGTAACGGAAATGCTTACGATAGTTCATACAATCCTACAGTTCAAGTTTTTGATTTCGTACCAACAACATTAACATGGCAGGGTTATTCAAATAATGCTTTAAGTGCTAAGATTATGGGACCATTTACTGTTAATACATTTAACAGCTGGCAATCATACCCTGCATTGAGCGCTACAGGTTATACAGTTAATTTTTATGCATCTGGAGCTGGTGGCAGTTACGAAACTGCAGCTGATTTTTACGGTAATAAGTGGTCTCATTTACATGTATTAAATCAATTTTTTGCTATTGAGAATTTATTTAATAATACTCAGTACGTTGCAGTTGATTCACTTTCAACAATTCAAACTGTAATCTACGCTAACATACAAAATAATAAAATACAGCGTTGTGGTCCCAATGATATAGGTGCTACAATAGCCGGTACAACTGGATATTGTCAAATTTACTATACGGATGATTCTATTAAAGATATTCTTAAAAAAACACCTATATATCTTTTTGCTACTATTGATGGTTCACGTTTTGAAGATAAATTTACATTAAAAACAGATTTATATAACTACGTTAATTATCCTCCTATTGGATATCAAAATTTATCACCTGCTGTATTATCAATTCAAAGAAATAATACATATTATAGTCCTGCCACAGCCTTAGGTATATCAACAAACGGAATTACTGGTGAAGGCACTTTAGCAAATGCTGTATCATCTATTTTTAATATACCAACAATAAGTTGGCAGAACACTCAAATTCCCTACGTAATAACGTTAAAAGATATTAATAATTTTACTACAAAATTCTATCCAGTACTTTCTTCATCTGTTGCTAATCCTAATGTATCACCTTCAATAGTAGTTAATAATGTACAAACTGGTATTGTCTATTATGATAATGCAGGCAATCTATATCCATTACCAGGTGTAACATTCACAGAAGATTTTGTAAATCCAGGTGCTGTACAATCAATTGGTAGTTTTTATAAAGGGTATTTTACATCACAAAACACAGCATTAAGCTGCGCGTTAACAGCCTCTTTGGTTGTTATAGATCCATTATCTAGCTATCAAACAACACTAAGCGGTATATCTAATACGTTTAGCATTTATACAACAGCAGGTCAATATAATATCGCTAAAGTAAATGAAAATTGGGATGCATCTAGTTTTTATAAATCTCTACGCTTTCAGGAACCATTGTTAGAGTATGATAATTTCTTTACTGGATTTCTCGGAACAATTGTTGGTGATATTAATGCGTATCCTTATGAACTCGGCAAAACAGTTTATGAAAAGATATCTAACTTTGTAGAAAATATTTCTGATATCGATTATTCAAATGTTAATTCTTTATTGTCAATATGTGAAGAATTATCTATTCAATTTGAACAATACAATTATACCTACCCACCACAATTAAGACGTATGATAGATATATTATCTATTAAACAACAAAAATTATGGGGCAGTTTAAATTCTTATAATACTAATTTTGATAATAATATTAGTCTATATACTGATCGTTCAATTGGATCAAATCTTGGAACATATATTAGCCCAGCTACGGGTATAGTTATCCCGGGTGTTCCTATTGTTGCTTTAGAAAAATTTTCAAATATCTATACTCTAGTCAATAATATTAGTAGTTATTATATTACAAGTTCTGCAGTACCACTTTCTACATATAGCCCTAACTGGGGTTGGAATCTTATTGTACCAAATAGTATTACAGGAACTAATATATCTAACTATTATAAATTCTATACATTCAAAAATACAACAGATGGTGTATTATACAACAATATTATAAATTGGACTGATACCTTAACTACACTTCTATCAAGTCAAAGTGGATATAATGCGTGGAGCAACGACAATGGTATTATGCAAAATATTATTAGTTATGAACTTACAAAAGGTTTAGGTTTATTTACTTCTGCAGTTCAGATAGCATTAACCTAAAAAATCTATAAATAAATTATAAGCCATGGATCAAAATAGAGAAAGTACATTCGGAAGAGAGTTGATGAAGTATGTTTCATCTAAGCTTCCCTATCAGACATATAATGCAGCTGATAAAATTAATGAGTTAAATCCAAAATATTCTCTTTTTTATCAAAAGGGTTCAGATAAACAAGGCGCTCTTGTTCGTCAGTCTGTATCGTCTTCCATATCTACAACTGATGATCAGTATGCTAATGTCTTACAGAATAAAGATTATCATGATTTTATGTACGCCAATATCCAACCGGATAAGGGTCGTAGATTAATGGATTATAGAGTTATGGCAGCTTTTTCAGAAGTTGCTGATGCTTTGGATGAAATTTGTGATGAATTTATTAACAAGGATGAGCATGGCGAAATTGTAAAATTACGATTTGTTGATGTAGATTTGTCTGATTCTCAAAAAACAAAACTCAAAAGAGAGTTTCAAAAGTATATTGGATACTTTGACTTTGAAAATAGAGGTTGGGAATATTGTCGTCAAATTCTTGTTGATGCTGAAATTTATTGGGAACACATTATACATAAGAAATATCCAAAAGAGGGTATTCTTGGTGTTGTAACTATTCCATCGGATGTCATTGATCCTATTTTTGAAAATGTTCAGAATATGATTACTAAGGGTTATCTCTTGCGTAAGCCTGTTTTTGATGCAAAGAATCCAGGTAAGGTAGCTAAGACAGAACTTATTCCAATGGATATCAATCAGGTAACTTATATTAATTCTGGTATCTGGAATGAAAATAAAACCCTTCGTCTTCCGTTTATTGAAAATGCACGTAGAGCTTATCGTCAGTTAAGTCTTATCGAGGACGCTATTGTCATCTATCGTCTTGTACGTGCTCCTGAACGTCTTGTCTTTAACGTTGATGTCGGTAATATGAACGGCCCGAAAGCTGAGGCATATCTTCGTAAGTTAATGACCAACTATTGGTCTAAGCGTAACTACGATGCTAATCAAGGTGCTACCGTTCAGCAGTTTAATCCGCAATCCATGTTGGATAGCTTTTGGTTTGCCAAGCGTCAAGGATCAGAAGGTACTTCAGTTACTCAACTCCCAGGTGGAGCTAACCTTGGTGAATTGACTGACTTAATGTACTTCGTTAAAAAGCTTTATAAGTCTCTTAAAGTACCATCTAATAGATTAAATCCTGATGATACATTTAAGGACGGTACAGATATTCTTCGTGAAGAGTTAAAGTTTGCTAGATTTATTATTCGTCAACAACAACGTTTTGCAGGAGGATTAAAGAATGGATTCTTAACTCATATTAAGCTTAAAGGTTTATTTGAAGAAATGAGACTTAAGGATTCAAATATTGATCTTCATTTTAATGTTCCAACAAATTTCTACGAATTAAGAGAAAATCAAAAGTTTCAACTTAAGGCTGAAAACTTTAATCAAATTACTCAAAGTGATTATGTCTCTAAGACATACGCACAAAAGAGATATCTTGGATGGTCTGATACCGATGTTATGGCAAATAGAGAATTCTTACGTAAGGATAAAGAACTTATGTGGGAACTTTCTCAGATTGAAAATAATGGTCCAGATTGGCGTGAGGTTGGATCCCTTACAGGTGGTGCAGCAGGTGCGCCTGGTGAATTAGGTGGTGGTGGAGGCGGTGGAGCAGCTCCAACAGGCACACCTCCAGCCTTTGGTCCAGCTCCTACAGAAACCGCTCCTGGCGCTGAAGCCGGTGCACCAGGAGCTGAAGCTCCACCAGCGGGCGGTGAAGCACCACCTGCCTAATGCTTAAATAATTTATATGGATTGTTCAGCCATTACACCAATTTCAGCTTTTCAGAGTACTAATTTATCAAGTAAGATAAATTCTTTTTCAAGATTGGGTGATAGAATTACCCGCTCTCTTGGAGCACCGATGATTAATATTGAAATTCACCAAGATCAATTATTTGAATTCATTTCTATAGCTTGTGAGATGTTTGCTAAGTATGCAGGATTTACTGAAGAATATCTTGTGTTTAATTCTGATCTTTATAAAGATGGTGTTGGTATAAAACTTGATGATCTCTTTAGTATTACACCTGAGTTTAGTAGAATAGATAAACCAACTACAACTGTTTACGCTTGTAATTCTTCAATTCCTGGTTCTTTCTTTAGCACATCACCTACATTATCTTCAACTTACGCTACAGGTATTTTTACTAATCAAATTCTTACTACTACCAACTATTTGAGTGTTATTAATTTTAATAGTACAGTTGCCAGTCTCTTTACACCTTCTAGTAATGATCAATCTCAGTACGTTAATAGTTATGATTATGATGTAATGGCGTATAGAAAGGTTGTTGACGTTTCAAATTTTGAAGAAGGTTCTTCAGATGGTGTTAATACTCTTTTTACAATTGAACAAACATTAGCTCAACAAACCTACTTCAGTTACTCAATGGGTAATTACGGATTTGATCTTATTAGTTGGTATACATTAAAAAATTGGTTAGGTGTTCGTGAAAAAATGTTAGCTATAAGACGTGCTTATGTCTTTGATCCTCGTACCCAGCTTTTAGTTTTTTATCCACCTCCACGTACCCCAGGTTCTGGAAGTCGTTTCTGGGGAGTTATGTCCTGTTACGTTGAACGTCCATTACGTGATTTAATTAAGGAACAGTGGGTATACCAATATGCATTGGCTTTAACTAAGATAGGTGTTGGTAACGTCCGTGGTAAATATACAGGGATAACCATGTTCGGCGGTGGACAGATTAATTTTAATGATTTACTCAGTCAAGGATTAAAAGAAAAGGACACATTAGAACAACAGCTTTATACAGGTGCTGCTGCAGGTATGGGTGATGCTAACCCACCGATGTTCTTTATTGGATAATGATTCCTCTTAATGGCAAAGGTAAGTTTAAACAAGGTGTCTTTAAGCCGAAGAACCCTACAAAATATATCGGCAAGGGCGATCCAGTTTACCGCTCTAGTTGGGAATTAAAGTTTTTTCGTTTCTGTGATGATAATATTAATGTAGTCGAATGGGCTTCTGAAGCTGTAATTATACCTTATATTAGTCCAATAGATAAAAAAGTTCACCGCTATCACACTGACGGAATCATTGCTATAAAGGAAGCTAATGGTATTAAAAAGTATATTGTTGAGATAAAACCTAGTGCTCAAACTAAGTTACCCGTTAAAGGAAAAAAGAGACAATCAACAATGGTATATGAAACAGTTAGATATGCTCAAAATCAGGCAAAATGGGATGCAGCTAGAAAGTGGTGTCAGAAACATGGTTACGAATTTTTAATTTTAACAGAGTTGGAATTAGGTATAACTAGATAAATAATACAGTCAGCCATAAATAATTTTATATATGTCATTACGCCTACTTGTCGAAACACCTGCTCCTGAGGAACAGTTCGAATACATCGAAGAGCAAAAGAATATTAAAGGTCAATCTAAGCTCATTATCCGTGGACCATATATGGAGTGTGAAATGGTTAATAAGAACCAGCGCATTTATACAGAATCAGATATGGCTCGTGAGGTTGATCGTTACGTAAATGAAATGATTAATACAAAAAGAGCATTGGGTGAATTAAATCACCCTGCTTCAGCTGAAGTTGATCTTGAAAGAGCCTGTCACATGGTTACTAACCTTCGTAAGGATGGTAAAACAATTTATGGTGAGTCAGTAGTTCTCTCAACTCCTACAGGACAAATTGTTCGTTCACTTATTAATGATGGTGTAAAAGTTGGTATGTCAAGTAGAGCACTCGGTCAGTTATCTGAAGAGTCAAATGGTATTAACCGAGTAAATGAAATGCGTTTAATTGCTGTAGATTGTGTTGCTGATCCTTCTTGTCCAAGAGCTTTTGTTAACGGTATTCTTGAATCAAAACAATTCGTTGTTGCTCAGGATGGTCGTTATGAAGAAGTTTACGAGCAATTTGCAAACAGTCTTAAAAATCTTCCACGTCATGATGTCGCAAGTTTTCTTAAGAATCAGATACTTTCTTTCCTATCTAAACTATAAATAATATTACTCATATGAGCGACATTAATCAATTAAAGCAGAACGAGGTAAATGCAAGAAGAGCACTCTTACAGCAACAACTTAAGGATCTAGAAAAGCCTGCAGCAGAAGCTGGTGAAGAGCCTGAGTCTGACCAGGAAAAGATAATTGATCGAGTCATCGAATGGGCTGGCGATAGTATCGAACGTGGTGAAGTCAGTAATAGAGGAAATGTAAATGACCTATTAGGTGGTAGTGAGTTGCTTAAAACAATTATAGGTGACGCAGTTGAAGAAGAATTTCATGCACGTGATGAGGCTGTAAAGGCTGGTGAAGATCCTGATGATATTAATTTCGAACCACTCTGGTTATCAGTTGCTGAAAAATTAAGAAAACTTTCTTTAAGTGATTTTGAAGGTTGGGATAATAATTTACAAGATGAAGATGCTGAAGAAGCTAAAGAGGCTTGCACAGGAAAGTCTGATTGTCCGTGCCCTACATGTACAAAAAAGCGTTCGAAGGAACGTGAAAGGCAAATAGAGGTTAGATATGGTAATATTGATCACTTAAATGATTCAGTGCAGATTACAAACTTTATTAAGGCTATATCTCAAAAAAATTACGCTGTTGCTAATAAATATTTACAAGGCGTAGTTGAGAGCAAATTAAAGCGTTCAATAAGCAAAGCCAACAATAAATAATTTTATATGGAAAAAAACATCTCCCAGGTTCTTAAGGAAGCAACAAAAGACATCCTCACAGAGGACGTACTGAATGAAATTCAGGCCGCGTTTGATGCTTCAGTAAATGAAAAAGTAGCCCTTCACGTTGAAAAGGCTCTTACAGAACAAGATGAAGATTACAGTAAAAAGCTCGAGACTCTTCTCGAGGCTGTAGACGCTGATCACACAACTAAGCTTAACAAAGTTGTAAAAGCTCTTGATGCTGATCGTGCAAGTAAGCTTAGAATGGTAGTAGAGAAGTATGAAGCTGCTCTCACCAATGAAGCAACAAATTTCAAGTCCACAATCGTAGATCAAGTTAGTAACTATCTTGATCTATACCTTGAAGAAAAGGTACCTACCGCTGCAATTAATGAAGCTGTAAACAACAAGCGTGCAATTTCAGTATTAGCTGATATTCGCAAGATGCTTTCAGTTGATATGGCATTGGCTCAGGAGTCAATCCGTGAAGCTGTTGTTGATGGTAAGTCCCGTATTGATGAAGCTGCTAGTCAGCTTGAAGTCGCTAATAAGCGTGTCTCCTCATTAACCGAGGAACTAAGTAAAGTTAAATCAGCTCTTGTACTTGAGCAAAAGATTTCTTCACTCGATGAAGAAAAGCAAAAGTACATGAAGAAGATGCTTGGCAACAAGTCAGCAAAATTCATTGCTGAAAACTTTAATTATACTCTCGGTTTATTTGAGAAGACCGAAGAAGAGCGACTCACAGGCCTCATGAATGAGGCGATTACAGAAACTGTAGCAAGTACAGTTGATCGCCCTATTATTGAGGAATCCATCAATTCAAGTACACAGACTGAATTAGACGCTCCATTGTTTAACGTCTACATGTCTGAGCTTGGCAAATATTAATTTTTAATATAACGGATTTTAAGGAAAAAGTTTTTCCTTTTCTTGTTGAGGGAGTTGTATCCCTAAATAGAAAATAAGGTCGACACAAAGAAAGAAATTTAAAATATATGTCAAATATTCGTCCCTCACAGTCTTACATCGATGTAAATCGCGCTAATGCTTTGCTTGAAAAGTGGAACCCAGTTCTTAACTATACTTCAGACAACGTACAGCCAATCGAAGACGACCACACACGTCTCAATACAGCTATTCTTCTTGAGAACCAAGAAAAATGGTGTTTTGAAGCGTCTGGCGCAGGCACAACATCAGGTGGTATAGGTGCTTTCTCAAACTCAGGTGGAACAGGTGTAGCTTCAGGTATCCAAAACGGTGCTTACGGCAACCAGTTCCCATCTCAGAATGATACCGCTTATGCTCCAGGTGATGCCCGTCTTCCAAAGATTCTCATCCCGATGATCAGACGTACATTCCCTGAGTTGATCACTAACGAAATCGTTGGTGTTCAGCCAATGAGTGGTCCAGTTGGTCTTGCTTTCGCACTTAGATATAAGTACGACGGTCAGGCTTTAGGTTACAACAACGGTACTAGTGGTATTGATGGTTCTTTAACGAACCAGTACACCAGTAATGCCGCGTTGACCTCAAACAACACAGAACTTGGTTACCAATATCTCGATTCCCGATTCACAGGTGCTTCTTCGGCAGCACTCTCTGGTGATAACAGCTACGCAAGTGCTTTATTCCCAATGGTTGCGCAGGATCAAGGTGTTGCTCAGCTTCTCAGTCAGTTTGAGTTAACAAGCAATATTCCTCAGATCGTAGTTTCATTCGAAAAGACAGCAGTTGAAGCCGGCACACGCCGTCTCGCAGCTCGTTGGTCTGTCGAGTTGGAGCAGGATCTTAAGAACATGAATGGTATCGATATCGACACTGAGCTTACTAACGCAATGAGTTATGAGCTTCAGGCCGAAATCGACCGTGAAATGATCATCCGCATGGTTCAGACAGCTCTTAACGCCGGTTTCGGCGCTGGATTCTCAGTCTGGTCACCAGCTTCCGCAGATGGTCGTTGGCTTGTAGAGCGTAACCGTGACTTCTATCAGCGCCTCATCATCGAGGCTAATCGTATTGCAGTTCGTAACCGTCGTGGTGCAGCTAACTTCATTGTTGGTACACCTCGTGTTTGCGCAATCCTTGAGATGCTCCCTGAGTTCCAGTGGGTACCCGTACAAGGTAATGTAAATACACAGCCAGTTGGTGTTGCTAAGGTAGGTAGTCTCGCAGGTCGTTTCAACGTTTATCGTGATACTCGCACTGAAGCTCAGTACGAAGCTGGTTTCGGCGGCAACCTTGCCGGCGCTAACGGCTTCCCTGGTAGTTTCGGTCAGACTCCGACAACACGTTCAGCACGTCTTGATTACGCACTCCTAGGTTATAAGGGTCCTGAATTCTATGATACAGGTATTATTTACTGCCCATACATCCCAGTTATGGTTCAGCGTACTATCGGTCCTAACGATTTCTCACCAAGAGTCGGTCTTCTTACACGTTATGGTGTAGTTGACAACATCTTCGGTGCGAATCTTTATTACCACGTCATCATCCTTCAGGGTCTCGGTAAGGCCTTCACACCTGCCACTCAGTCAGTTTACTTCTAAGAAGTATTCAGATCGAAAAGGTCACAAAGAAAACCCGGTCGAAAGACCGGGTTTTCCCTTTTATACAGTTATAAAAAAAGTTACTGCAGAGAATAAATAATAGTATATGGCATACGAATCATTTTTAACAGTAACACCAATCATTTCATCAGTCGCAGGATTTGTTGCGAATGCTGGTGTTGATGCAGTAATCACTCTTAGTGCTACTAATACAACTCTTGGAGCAGCTACTAGTGATTTAGTAGCTAAATTAACTGTTCTTACAGATCCTGATAGTACAGGAGTTGGCTTAAGTGCAACTGCAGGCGCAACAAGTATTAATATTACACTTAGTTCACCTTCCGTGTTAACAACACCTCAAGTATGGGCAGGACAACTTGTTGCTGGTTCAACTTATAAGAGTGGTGTAAGTGGTACTCTTGCTGTTTATTGGCCAATTACAACAGGTATTGCAACAAGCTTAGCTAACACCGTAATTAGTCTTTCATCTAATGCTTCAACAATTGCTATAGATACAACAAAGACCTCAGCTTTAGATAATTTCTTTATTCTTACAGGTAGTCCAGATGTAAATCATCAGGTTCGCACTACATTTAGTCAATCAAGACTTGCAGCTTACTTAGGTTAATTTAGATAAAAATATAATAAAAAAGGCGTACTTTTAGTACGCCTTTTTTATTGTAACAACAACTAACAATAATTATTGACCCATTGCCTTAATAGTATAGATATTTGCATCTATAAGATTAGTTGGAAGAAGTTCAGGCTTACTGGCACGTACAGGGTTAATATCAAGAGACCCACGACGAGAGTAAAGAAGAGTTACACAACAATCTTCTACTTCAGGACATGCCATAATACTCTTAAAGAGCTTTTCTGCACAGAACTCATGAAACTCATTAACTTCTCTTAATGACACAATTTGCTTATAAAGAGATACTGGATCAATCATCATACCGTCTTTAGAAATAATATGAATATAAGCAGCTCCTGTATCCTTTTGTTTAGTATGACGACAACGTGATCTTAATGCATTAGTAAAGTACTTGGATGATACTTTTTCATTATCTTCTGGATGAATCTTAGCAAACTTAAGATGATTTTCATTAGATGAATAATCAGTAATCTCAATATCTTTAGCAATATCAAGAAGCTCCCAATAAAGATCCCTATACTCTCCATCAAGAGGAAGCTTACCGTACTTATCAGATCCTGAAGGGAAGAAAATAACATCTACTTGAGTCTGAAGAACTCTTGCCAAGTCATCGGCAACCTGTTGTTCATACTTAGCAATTGCCTCAGCAGGTGTATTGCCCATTTTACACATATCGAATGAATTGAGATACAGTTTAGCTGACTTTGACTCTACCATAAACTCTGAGTTAGCAGGGTAGGTATACTTTAATGTACCAGCGATTGGGTATCCATTATTAAGAAGGAATGTTGCTTCATGACAATGCCATACATCTCCTCCTACAAATTCAGCTCCTGTAATACCATGATCCTGACGAGCAAGAACTCTAGGCATTGGGTTAAGAAGTGAGGCATCAAACTGTTCAGTATAGATAGCGTATGATGCAGATGAACCAAGTGACTTTGATGCAAAGTCATTCATACTCTGTTGTGGTGGTGCTGGTGGTGTTGGTGGTCGATTATTACCACCAAATGCGTTTGAGGTTGTGCTTGACATAATTGTTATTGTAATTTTATTTTAATAGCTTCCATTCGTTCTTCAACTGTTCCTTTTAGTTTTACAACTTTATCTTTTAACAGATGATCATATCTTTTTATTACATGTTCAAATGTAGTAATCATATTGTATCTAAATTCCTTATTAATACTTCTCTCACCATCATCAACTAATTCAATATCATACGGATCAGTATAAAAGATTACATCATACATTGTAATAAGTTTTTCAAATACCTTCTTACTATAATCAAATACCCATGAAGGAACAGTACCCTCTAAGTGCAGATACCCTGTATAACAAACTCCATCAAGAATACAGCGATCTAGTATAGCCCCCTTTGTCTCCCTTAATCTCAGTACATTCTCAATATGTTTATTAATGATTAAGCATTGAGTTAAACCTGTACCTTCTTCGTTAATAGGCACATTAAATTCTCTCTTTACTAATCTAGTTACTTCCTCTACAAATTCAAATCGATCACCATAATGCTCTTGACAAGCCTTTAGTAAAGTACTCTTACCACTAGATTGAACACCGCTAAAACTTATTAACATAGTTTAATTATAATACTACTTTGCCCATTTGCCACGATTTACTATCTCAGCAATAATACTATAAACAGATGCATCTAAAAACGCATCAAAAACTGACTCATTAGCTGACTCAAGACTGTTCTTTCTAAGAACAAGATTGATAAGACGCTGAAGTTTATCATTAAGTCTAACTACAATTGCGGAAATTGATGCCTTTCTCTCCTCAGCTGTATTTAAAGATGACCCTAAAGAAATATTACCTGGGCCATAATCAAATTGCTTCTTACAAAAAGTAAGGTAATGCTCTGCCTGAATTTTTTTAAATTCAGTACAGGTCTCCGGATACTGTGTTTCGATTGTTTTTACTATTTCGTCTATGCTCATATTGTTTAAAATTATTAAAGAAGTCATACCACATTACATACGCCATGGAGGCAAGATTGGCATACATACGCTCTTCATCGTTTTCCAGTATAGCTGTATCAATAGCATTTGCCATAAGAATCTCTCCATCATCAACAGTAGGTGTAACCCTATGAATAACACATCCTATGTGACGGTGTTTAGCTTCAATAGCTCTCTTTTGTGGATCTTTTCCTTTGAGTTCTGGATATTCAGTTATGAGACCGGGATGAAGATTATAAATCTCATACTTCTCACAAATCTCTTTAGGCATAATTCTAAGATAACCATTAAGAGTAATAACAGGATTTTTAAATTTCTTTAAAGCCTTTTTGTAATCATTAACAGTGGGATTCTTTGGTAATATTATCCAATTAAGTTTACCATTGTCTTTATCTTCTTTTAACGGATCAAACAACCCCTCATTATTTTGACGATTAGTAATAATAGCATCCGGTTGACGGTTAAAAAATGTTTTTACATTATAAATCGCCTGACCACTCTGACTAAAAAAAGCTATCCAAGGTCGTTTGCCTATCTGCATAAAATTTTCTTAAACATTTTAGTATTATAATCTATGATTTCCATTTCATCTTTTGTAACTTGATGATCAATAAGATCAGCAAGCTTAGTAGATGGTTTAGTAGAAAGACCGTAATCAGCATCATATTTCATATTATGAAGAGCTGCAACAATTGGATTACTGGTATCACAACTTACAATATTAAAAATATTGTGATTAATATAATATCGAAATTCCTTTGCAAGTGAACATCCTAGAAGATGATGAGGCTTATCCAAGTTCCAGATACCCTTCTCAATAAGCTGACTAATAAACCTCTGACGACCAGAGCACCACTTATCAAGCTTTGATCTACCCTCACCTGTAACCTCATAGTAAGAAAAATCAAAACTAATAGCAATCATATCAGCGTGATCCGACATAAACTTATAACAATCAATAAGCTCCTGCCATGTCTTACCCTGAACTGCACCAATAGCCTTTGTAGTACAAACATCCTTTATATGTTGTGTTCTACCTAGTAACTCCCAATCGGTGAAACTCTGTCTAGTCCTCATACCATCTTCAAGTACATCAGGAACAATAAACATATTTGGTTTGAGATCAATAGCAGCAGCTAAGAACTTATCGCTATCAAACGCATGACCGAGCTCAAAAATAGAGTTATCAAGAAGAACTTCACGATTATAAATCTCACGAGCTGTCTTAAAATATTGATAATATTTTGGATGTGATTCAAATAAATGAACTAAGGCATAATCAAAATCGTTATACAACGTTGACGTTTGAAGAATAGAAATAGGAGATTCGTGTGATACCTTTACTAGCATAACTATATAATACATGTAAATAATCATATATCAACTATGGAATTTCCACGTTATTACGGTAATTATGTTGGGATCGTTGTACAGAACAATGACCCACAATACAGAGGAAGAGTTAAAGTCTTCGTACCTCACATCTCTCCAACTGTTTATAAAGGATGGAATGAGATTAATAAAGATAAAAACTTTAATTTCATTGGTGGTATCTCCTCTCTTGACACCAGTCTTCTCTCTACAACATTAAACACTGTTACAGGAACTTCAACAAAACCAGCTGGTAGTGGTGATTTGACAGCTATTTTAGATGATTTAAAAGCAATCCTTCCATGGGCTGAAATGTCAGCCCCTTTAGCCGGTGGTGGATCTTCTGGACGGTATAACGCTACCATAAATCAAGGTTCAATAAGTGATTCAAATAATTTAGATTATACGTCAGCTCAAGGTCCTTTATCCTCTTATCCGCATACCCAGAATATGGATAATATTGGTGAAAAACCTGGTAATATCTATGATATTGCGTATAACAAATTAAGTGACGCATTTAATAACCCACAATTAACAAACGTTAATAATGTTAACAAATATAGTTATGATTATGTTCCTGAAACATATAGTAATAGCGCTAAAGGTGCCTTTCCTCTTCTAAATGTTGGTGCCCACGTTTGGGTATTTTTTAATGAAGGTGATCCCTTAAGACCAGTTGTATTTGGTCTTTCTTTTGGTGCCAACGATTGGACAACAATTACCGGAGCAAGCTCTGGTACACCTGGTATTGATTATCCGGGTACTTACGAAAATATAAAGAAAGACGATAATTATGATATTAATGTACGTACATACAGAAACAAATATGTTATAAATCAAAAAGGAGGTACATTATCTTTTACAAATACAGACACAAGAGAAGCTGTAAAACTTACTCATTACTCAGGTTCATTTAAAGAATTTAATAATCAAGCAAATATTGAACTTGCTACTGGTAATGATCAAAAATTGGTATTAGGTGATACATTCTCAACAGTACGCGGTTTTAGAAATGAATTCACTCAACGTGATTTAGATAATACTATTGTTGGAGATCATTATCGTAAGGTTGGTAATTTACATTTTAGTTTACACAATCAATGGAAGTCAATAATGGAATCTGTTGGCATTCCAAACATAAAGCAGTTATTCGATATTCAAAGAACAGATGGAGTTAAAGGTATTAAGGGCATTGATGGTAGTATTATTAAATTAAATGGAAAAGGGCAATCTAAAAACGGTACACCTTATCTATGTCCATTATGTTCAGCTAATCAACAAAGTGTTTTGGCTCTTAACAATACATACGGTCCAGAGGCATATAGTATTGTATCTAAAGCACCCGGTTATTCGAGCTCATTTGCTGATAGTTCATATGGTCACACAATCACAGATAAAGGTGTTGAACCCTCAATTGCTTTCGGCAATCAGTTATCAAAATTAGTAACTGGTATATTTCCTGTACATAGCCTTATTGAAAATAACAAGTCTGTAAAGGATCAACAAGGTAAAACACTAGTACAGTTAAGTGGTACCATTGGTGGTGTACCATGTCCGGTTTGTAACCCTGCATCACCATTTAATTCAGGTTTAGTTAAAGATCCTTCTATTACATTAAAGCCGGGATATAGTCCAAGTTCCTTTCATGGTGCGTGGACAGTTGAACCAAAGAAAAAAGATTTAGTAAAACTATATCAAACAGTTTTACCAAAGCTTGCACAAATTGAATCACAAATGGGACCTGGTGGTTCGGAAATTATTGAAGTTACTAAACATAAGATTGAAACAATTGGTATGGTAATGAATGATTGGGGTGCTATTAGAGTTGATCCTATTGGTAAGCTCTCACCAGCCTTTGTTGGTATTACTCCTTACATGCCCGTTACTGTTCAAAGACCAACACCTTTAATCGAACAAGTTCAAGTTGATGATCTTCCTGGTGGTACATATACATTAAACGTATGTAACAGATATAATGTTTTAGTTGGCGCTGGTGGATTAAATCTTAAATCATACGGTGTAGTTAATATCTCTGGTGCAATGGCAAATATTGCTGCCGAGCAAGTTAACATTGGTAGTGCAAATGAGGTTAATATTGATGGTGGTCACCGTTTAAGTCTTATTGGTGATATTGTTAGTATTCGTCAGCGTAATAACGAACAGATCTTAATGGATAGTAGTGTTGGTATTACAGGTAATCTTATTGTTAAAGGTGGTATATTTGTTGAAGGTAATCTCACAGCACTCTCTACTTCTACACCACAATTAAAACGTGTTACAGATCAGACTAAGGTTACAGGAAGAGTAAGAGCTGATGCAACAGCTGGTATTGCTATACCGATGGATACAGCCGGTAAGTTACAGGATGGTCAATTGAGACCAGATAATTCTAAGGCTCTATATATGGGATATACTGATCCTGGTCAATGGATTGGTTGGGTTCCACAAGATCCATTATATCAATCAGGAGCTGGTACACCTACAGCACAAATAGGTTATACGACAGCTGCCTATATTGCAGCAGCTGTAGCAGCAAATTTAGCTGGTGATACAACATTTAAAGTACCAATTTATTCTGCTGGATTTGCTGTACAGGGTACAGGACCTGCAGGTAATGGTGGTTCATCACAACCACAAATGATGACAACAAATACACAACCCACGAACGTTATGTCTCTTCGCGGTCTACCAAATGATAAGGTTAAGAAAATTCTTAGTACGGCAGAAGGTAACCCAGGTGATAAGGCATCATTACAATCTCCAATGATGGTTATTGGAGCAGGCGCAAATCCAGATAGTGTTATTAATAACCCTCACAGTCATACTCATAATGAAGGTGATGCTCCAGCTCATGCCTTCCATAGAGCTGAGTTTGCTGCAGCAATGCAAAGCGGTAATGTACCTACAAAATCCGAATATCACGGACAATCACCAGATCAAGATATAACAAACATTAAACAGAAATTTACATCTTACCTATCAGCACTTCAAGGTGGAGCAGGAGGGTTAAAGGGTGCTGTAGGAGCAGTTTCTGGTGATGTTTCTAAATTAAAGAATACTGTTAAGGGTCTCGTTTAAGTACTTCTTTTTATTAATAATCCAGTCAAGAAGAGCTTTTTCATAACCAACATCAATACCCTTACGTTCAGACATATACCATTTATTTCGTAATATATGTTCTCTTTCTTCATGATATTTTTTATAAAGAAGAGTATTTTCAATTAAGAATGTCATGTACTGATATTTATAAAAAAGAAGCAGATAATTGCTTACTAGTAACTTCAAAAAGTTCCCGCCAACCCACCCCTAGTAAGAGTACGATCTGCTCCTTCACTCTTACTTAATATCGACAAATAATTTTTTTTAAAGTTTAAATATTAAATTATCTGTACCGGTTCGGTAAATGCTTTTATTACTGAGAATATAAATGGTGAGATAGCTATATGATTGAAAAATTGGGACACTATCAGTATCAAAAGCATTCTCATATAAGTCATTTAAATCAATCTTATCATTTGTAATATGCTTCAGACTATTACCATCTACAGGGTAAATACCACGTTGTAAATTACCATAACACTCCTTACAAGATAAATTATATTCGTGTAAAACAGATTCATATCTTTTAACAGGTAGATCTGTTAGTGAAATATTAAACTGTTCTAATTGTCTAAACAAAGAATTAACTGCTGGTAAAGGATTTAATTGTATACCGCGAAAAAATGTTGTTGTGGCGCCACTATCAGGCAAAAAATGAACATAGTCTTGAAATTTATAAATCTTTTTGATTTTCAATCTTAATTGATCATATGCATTTTTTAATTGAAAGCCTAGTAAACAAATTGGATACTCCTTGTCAGCTATTACTCTACAGTCATTAGGTATAATTGTTTCTGTAGCAAGATCTACATTAAGATATGTCATATCAGCATTATACTAATATAACATGCATTAATCAACTATTTATTAGTGAGTTGCTGCACGTGCCATCTCTAGTATATGAGATGAAAATAAAATAATAACCGCTGTTACTGTTGCAATGCCTGCTGATACTAAATTTGCTTTTAATTGATGTCCGCCAGCCTCTTTAATTTTAGTGCGTTCAAATTCATGTGCTATTTGATATGAGATATGATTAAAACGTTCATTAACAATAGTTGTAATATTATCAAATTTTAATCCCATCTCTGTATCAATTGCTTCTATATTAGCAATTATTCGGCTTTCAAGAGAATCAAGACGTTCATCTAACTGAACAACCTGATTGGTTAGAGATGGTGTACCATTACCTTGATATACTGTTTTATAAAGACTCTCTACATCACGTCTCAATTTAGCTAATTCTTGTACCGCATTATCATCTGACATATAATTATTTAATTTGAAAAGAATAGGATATAACGCCTTTTGGTAAAGAATATACTCTTCCTGTTATTTTACCCGTGCGATCTTTTACTACAATTGTTAATTTATCCATTGTTACAACAGGACCATTAATAACTTCAATGTCACCGAGAGTTATTGTGTAACTTCTAATACCTTTTTCTACGTTAAATACTTCAATTTTATTTTTATTCGATACAACGGCAGAATAGAGAGCTTTCATAAATACTTTAAGTATTTATACCCCTAGCAATACTAAAATAAACTATAAATAATTTTACTCAAAGTATATATGTCAACTATTACACAGTTTTTGTTTAGACGTGGTTCTAATCTTTCCCGTCAATCCACTCTTCTTGCTGCAGGTGAACCTGGGTTAACAACAGATTCAAATAGATTATTCGTCGGAGATGGTGCTACCTATGGTGGTAATATTGCAGGTAATATTAATTTTGGTATATTTTTAAATGTAATAGGTGGATCAAATGTCTACGGTAGCACGAGCATTGATACAACAGCCTATAGTTATTTGTCAGCTGGTCAAAAAGGAGATGTTATATATGATAGTAGTTCAAACATTGTTTATACATTAAATGCAACTCCTAACGGTACACCAAATCCATTAAATTCAACTTATCTATCTCCTATAGCTAGAAATGTTACACTTAGTGCATCTGAATTTACATTTGGTAATAATTCAATTTTAAGTCTTGCAACTAATGCAATAAGTGGATATCACATTAGTTCGGCAGCAACTGATAATAGTACAATAGTTATTAACCCTGTTAGTACTGTATTAAGTGTAGCGACAGGATCTAGCACTACAGGTATTCAGAATGTTAATTTACAATGGGTACCAGGTAATACTATAAAAGGTAATTTTACAGGTACTACAGGTTCTATAACAGACCTTACAGTATCAACAGGAGGCAATATATATCAATATATCGGTACTGCTGATAATACAGGACTTGGCACTATCTACTTAAGTGCAGGTCAAAATATGACTTTTTCAACCATTACAGGAACAGATGTAAATGGTAATAATACTAATACAGTTGTAATAGATTCTTCACCAAATATTCAAGCTGGTGATGGTATTACATATAATATTGATCCTAAGACAGATAAACATTTAATTAATGCTTATAATTCCTTACAATATATAAAGCCAGGTAATTTATATCCTAATGCAGCTGCATCTTCATCAAGTATTATTGCAAGTGATGGTACAACTATTGCTTCTATTTTATTTCCTTACTACACATCAACAAATTTAAAACTTTCAGCTATACCTATTGTTTCGTTTGAAACCGTTGCACCAGTTGGCAACCCACCAACAATTTCTATTTATTGGACAACATCCGCAACAAACGGATCGAATGTAACAGTCTTTGCATCAAATAGTGCAACTAAATCTACAAATACTTGGACAACGTGGGTTGCTGAAGCTGGGAGAGGTGTTTTATTTCCAAGCTATTGGCAACAATATTCCTATTATACATATAACTGGAATCAAGTATGGTATAATGCAGCGTGGAATTCTCTTACTCAAAGTTGGTGGAGTGGCGGATGGACACTACAGCAATCACCTGTAGTAAATTATAGTTGGGCAGATTGGCCATCAACTATTCATTGTATGTACCTTTCAGGATCTAATTTATGGATAGGTGGTAATTTTCAAAATATTGGTAGTACAGCACAAAAACGACGTAACGGTATTGCGTGTATTAATCTTTTAAGTGGTGCAAATACATCTACTGGTTATGTAGGATCACTTATTACATTACAAAGTAGCTCTACAGGTGCACAGATCCTAAACGGTAATGGATTTGGATTTAATTTTGCAACACCCGGTCACTCTGTAAGACAAATTACAGCATTTAATAATATTCTTTGTGTTGGTGGTTGCTGGGATAGACAACACCCATCTCAGACACCTGCTGGTACTTCTTCTGATATACAACCTTCTACAAGTCTTGCATTATTCGATCTTAGTCAAAATTATGCTCTTTCATCCTATCAATTTATAGCCAATGGTAATGTACCTGCAACAATTACTGCTTTATTATCTGCTGGAAGCTTCCTTTATGTAGCTGGTAATTTCTATCAATGTAAGAGAGGATCTTATCGTACTAGTGGTACTCCTACTGATTATGTTGATAGTGTGTATGTTCAGGCACCTGGTCTTACACGTATAATGCTTGCGCCTTATACACCAACTGATCCTACTCTTACCTCATTTTATAATAATTTACCAATTGGCGGTATTGATACTGTCTTTACAGCTAATGTAGCTCAAGGATTTTTTAATGCTAAAAATACTTCATTGCCAGGTACCATTTGGAAATATCCACCAACATGCTTAGATGTTGTTCCTAATGTTTCTGCAGCAGGAGGTGGATCTGTATTATATGTTGGTGGCTCACACTATGCACAAACAGGTAATTCATCAGTAACTAATTATAGATATAACAACCTTACAACTCATTGGTTAGGCAATTCTGCAAATACAGCTGACGGTTCATTAACAAACTTTAATGCTCTTTTAAATGGTAGAGTGAAT